TTGATATATTGGATTATGCCTGACCAAACTACCATGATGATGGCACAAAGTGGTCAAGGAATGGCTGGAAAAGAAGAAATTGACCCAGATACAGACCCACCTACTGTTAGAGCTAGAGGAATAACTTTCCCAGTTTTAGTACATGAATTAATTAAAGGTGTGATGGAAGTTTTAGCGACACAAGGTTTACCAGATGACCCTAGAATGGCACAAAAAGTTATAGATTCAGAAGATACTTTAGTAGCTGAAGTTTGGGATTTAAGATTAGGTCCTGTAATATGGGAAAAATTCAGAGAGGCTTATCCACACGACTTATTACAAGACGATAAAGCTGTAATACAAAATTATTTATTTAGTGAGTTTGCAAACATGGAAGCTAAAGAAATGTTTGCTTTAGCTAAGAAAATTTTAAGTGGTGGTGATGAAGGTAAGGAAGAACTTGACAGAATCGTCAAAGAAATTATTTCAGATTTAAATGAAGAACAATACGAAGATTCTATGAGTAGTTATGAAGATGACGATGAGATACAATTAGCTGGTGATACTGGAGATGTGTTAGGTTCATTAGATGTACCCAAACCGAGTAGAGGTCAAGAATATGACGTTGATGATATACTAGACAAAATAGGTAGAAGTGGAATGTCCTCACTAACCAAAGGAGAATTAGAATTCCTTAGAAACCAGTCTAAATCTTAATAACGAGTAATCTAACTATTTATTGGTATGGGAATGACTAAACAAGAACTCATACAAGAATATATTAAGTGTCATGGTGATACCTCATACGCACTTAAAACTTATTTGCAGACTTACGATAATACCCAACAAAAACATGTTCCTTTCGAATTATTTCCTGAACAAAAGGAAATGATAAAAGATTTTGAAAATCATTCTGACAATATAGTTTTAAAATATAGACAAGCTGGGGTATCCACAGCTACAGCTGGTTGGATATCCAAAAAGCTACAATTCGCTTCTAAGGAATCACCCGAAAAAATACTAATACTAGCCAACAAATTAGACACAGCTACTGAGATGGCTAACAAAATAAAAGGTTTCTTAAGACAATGGCCTGATTGGATAAACGTTGGTTTCGATAAAGATAAAAATTCACAAAAACACTATAAATTAAATAATGGTTCTGAAGTTAAAGCCGTCGCGACCTCAGTTGATGCATTAAGGGGGTATACCCCGACAATACTTGTTTTTGATGAAGCGGCGTACATAGAATCTGGTGGTGATTTATGGGCTGCATGTATGGCTTCACTAGCTACTGGTGGTAAAGTAATTGTTATTTCTACTCCTAATGGATTTGACCAAATTTATTATGAAGTTTTCGACCAATCCATAAGAGGTATCAATAATTTTAAAATAAGTTATTTAAGTTGGTTCCATGACCCAAGATTTACCAAGGATTTGGGTTGGGTAAAAACTAAAGACATCGTACACTTTTTATTAAATAGAGATGAGTATGAAGAAAAAGATATCCTATATAATGTAGATAAAGAAGATTACCAAACTTACCAAGACAAAGGATATAAACCTTTTTCTAGTTGGTTTGAATCTATGTGTAAAAAGTTGAAATTCGATAGACGAAAAATTTCACAGGAGTTGGAATGTGCATTCCTAGGTTCTGGTGATAATGTTATTAACAGTAGCACTATGGAACAACTACAAGAAAACATATGTGAACCTATAGATAAATGGGTAGGTAATGGATTATGGGTATGGAAAGAGCCCATCCCAGGTCACAAATATATTATGGGTATTGACGTATCAAGGGGAGACAGTGAGGATTCTAGTGGATTTGAAATTATTGATTTCGATGAACGTGAACAGGTAGTTGAATACTTAGGTAAGATTCCACCAGATATAGTAGCAGATTTAGCTAATAAATGGGCAAACAAATATAATTGTTTTGTGGTAATCGATATTACTGGAGGTATGGGTGTAGCCACTTCTAGAAAAATGTTGGAACTTGGTTATAAAGATTTTTACTACGATGGTGTTAAACCAGATGAAATGTGGAAGTTTAACCCAGATACAAAAACACCTGGTTTAAATTTCAACAGTAAAAGGGCTCAAATTGTACAAGCTTTAGAAGAACAACTTCGTACTGGATTTAAGATTAGGTCACAAAGACTTATGAACGAACTTAAAACTTTCGTTTATATTAATGGAAGACCAGACCACATGAAAGGTCATCATGATGATTTGATAATGTCTTTAGCTATGGCACTTTACGTAGCTCAAACATCATTTACACAACTAAAAAAGAATGTGGCACAAGCTAAAGCTATGTTGGATGCATGGGTAAGTGATGAAAGAAAACTTAGACCTGATAGAGGACAGGCAGTATTTAAACCTACTAGAGCTTCTAGTAATCCATTACCGCCATCTTCTAATGACCCTAAAGACTATTTATGGATGTATACAGGATTAAAATAAAATAAAATGGCAATAATAAAAAAACCAGGAATAGGACCAGGAGGTAGATACAGGAGTGGAAAACAATTACGTCAGGTATTGGGGTCCACTGTTTATTCTTGGCGTCCTATAGAACCTAGTTTTATGGTTAAAGATACTACCATAAAAGAAAGTAAAAGTGACATAATTTGTTGTCAAATTTGTGATGGTCTTACTGTAGATAATTGTGTTACTTATGTATTTGGTGGGAGTTGTAGTGAAAATACTGGTAACTCCACAATTGCAGCTTACGTAGATTGTGATTATGTGGTTTAACTATTTACTAGGACAAAAAAATATTGTAAAATTATAAAGTTATGGCAGAACAAAATAGAATGACTATATTTCAAAGGTTGAATAACCTTTTCGGTGCTGAAGGACCTTCATCTCCTAAACGTAGTTATAATTTTGACAAGAAGGATATCTTAAGAACTACCTCCAAAGTAGATTATGAAAGAACTAAGTTAGAACTACAACAGGGTCAATACTTAGCTAATCAATGGCAAAAGATAGAGTCACAATTATATTCACAAGCCGTTTATTACGAACCCACTAGATTAGCTTCATATTACGATTATGAATCTATGGAATTTACTCCAGAAATTTCAGCAGCTTTAGATATTGTTTCTGAAGAGGCTTGTACTATTTCTGAAAGAGGTTATATGTTGAACATTTATTCAGAATCCAAAAGAATTAAAGCTGTGTTGGGTGATTTGTTTAACAACATATTAGATATTGAATCTAATCTTCCGATGTGGGTAAGAAATACATGTAAGTACGGTGACAATTTTGTTTACCTAAAAATAGACCCTGAAAAGGGTATAGTTGGTGCTAGTCAATTACCTAATATCGAAATAGAAAGAATAGAGAAGGGTATGAATACCTATGAAACTAGAACTGGTGATAAGGAAGAAAGAGAAGTTAAATTTATTTGGAAAAATAAGAACATGGAGTTCAATACTTGGGAGGTGGCTCATTTCAGACTTTTAGCTGACGACAGAAGACTACCTTATGGTACCTCTATGTTAGAAAAATCTAGACGTATCTGGAAACAATTATTATTAGCTGAAGATGCCATGTTAATATATAGAACTTCAAGAGCTCCAGAAAGAAGAGTGTTTAAAGTTTATGTGGGTAATATGGAAGACCAAGATGTTGAAGCTTACGTACAAAGAGTTGCTAATAAGTTTAAACGAGACCCTATTGTTGATAAAGAAACTGGTAATGTAGACTTACGTTATAATCAAATGGCTGTAGACCAAGATTTCTTTATCCCAGTTAGAGACTTGGCAGCACCTAATCCAATTGAAACTTTACCAGGAGCACAAAACTTAGCAGAAATTGCAGACATCGAATATATACAAAAGAAGTTATTAGCAGCTTTAAGAATACCTAAAGCCTTTTTAGGTTTTGAAGACGTGGTAGGTGAGGGTAAAAACTTAGCTATACAAGATATTAGATTTGCTAGAAGTATTAATAGAATTCAAAAATCAATAATCCAAGAGTTAAATAAGATAGCTATCATCCATCTTTATATGTTAGGATTTGAAGAGGAGTTAGGTAACTTTACCTTAGGATTAACTAACCCTTCTACACAATCTGAATTACTCAAGATTGAACAGTGGAAAGAAAAGATTACTTTATATAAAGACGCTGTCACTGACCCAGGTTCTGGTATCCAGGCGGTTTCAGCTACATGGGGTAAAAAACATATACTTGGTTTCTCAGACGAAGAAATTAAACTAGATTTACAACAACAACGTATTGAAAAGGCCGTTGGTGAAGAATTAAATCAAACTGCTACGGTAATCAAGAATACTGGAATATTCAGTAATATTGATAAATTGTATGGGGAGATGGAACCTGATGGTGGTGGAGCAAGTGAAGCAGCTGCAGACGGTGAAACTGAATCACCAGCAGATACTGGAATGGAAAGTGGTACTGAAGAAACACCTTCTCTAGATTTAGGTGGTAGTGATACTGGAGGTGAAACAGGTGGTGATACTGGAGGTGGACTAGAGTTGGCTTCGATAGATAAATCGAAACTTCCTTTAATATTAGAAAGTATCGACAACAACAATTTTGAAGTTAACCTAACTAGAGGTAAAGATAATTTAGACGAGGTAACTAAAAAGGTAGATAGTTTATTAAGTGAATAGATATTTATTGTTAAAAGACAATAATATGTTCGGTAAAACAAAAAATAGATTAGACAGTATTTTAGTTAATACTTTTTCACAAAAACCTAAATTTAAAAAAGCTTTTCATACTCTTATGGAAAGTTTAAAAGATAATCCTACGAATAGAGAATTTTTTGTTTTATACTCACAAATAGAGAATAAAAAATTCGACACAAAACAAGATGCGGAGGATTATTTAAATGAATCAATTAAAACTCTTAAATCTAAAAAGAACAAAATTAATTTAAATAAAATTAATAGTTCAATCAACAAATATAAAACTTACGTCAAAGACGACTCGAATGTAATTTATGAAAGTTTAGATACATTAGTTTTTAATGATAGTGTTTTAGATATTGAAAAAAGAATAGAAGCTAAAAAACTTATATTAAAAAAATTACAATCAAAAAAATCAAATACTATTTCTGAAAATAAAGTACCCACTTCTTTATTAATTAATTTATCAACTAAAAACTTTAATAAAAAGTATGATAATTTAACTGAAAGTGATAAAGTTGAGTTTAAAAACTTAATGTCCAAAGACATTGATAATTTGGAAAAAGAGTTGGGTAACCTGGTTGAGGAGGTAACCACTAAATTAGATAAGTTAATGAGTGAGACTAAAGAACCAGCTTTACTGAGTAAGTTAGAAAAAACAAAGGAAAAGATTAAAGAATCTAAAACCAATAAAGTTTCCTTTTACAAGATAAAGGAACTAAACAAAACATTATAATATGAAATTTATACAAAACATGTTAAGCAGTGACGGTAAAGTTTCTAGTAAAAGATTCGTTACCTTTATTTGTCTATTGTTTATGTTAATAGGATATACTGCTAACTTATTTTGGGACTATGATGTTAAAGATTCATTATTTGAAGCACTACAATGGATTGTTATGGTAGGTTTGGGCTTCACTGCCTCAGAAAATTTCGGTACTAAAAAACCAGGAAATACCCATTCTAACACACCAATTACTCACGAATATGAGTACGGTGATGAGGACGACGAAGTCTAAAGTTAATTTTGACACTAAAATAAAATGCTGTTATATTTAGGTATATAACAGTATTTTTTTTATGAAAACAGGAAAACAATTTAAATTAAATTTAAACAAAGACTTTAACACTTATTACGGAAGTGTGGACTATAAGAACCCTAAATCTATATACATTAATATTTCTTCATGGTTTTCTCCATTAGTAGAATGTGATAACTGGGATAGAGCAGTTAACGGACTAAAAAGAAATATACATAGACACATAAATTCTACAGACATGGAAGATTTGTTTTTACGTAAAAAACAAATTATAGATTTAGATATTAGGACTAGTGGTATAAGACCCAATAAAAGAAGTTACATGAATTGTGAAATAACTTTATTCTTAAATAAAGAAGAACCAATTAAATCTGATAATATTAAAACAGCAGTTCAGAATCTTTTAAATAATGTAATAACTGATAGTTTAATAGTTTCACCTCATTTTAATTTCTATAAGACAAAAAAGTAAAAATGAGTTTTATTATTACTTAACAACTATTTATAGTTAAAAGTAATAATGGAAATATTAAAACCAGGAAAATTAGGTACAGGGGTCCTAGTAGAGTACGACGCAGGACATATTTCCCCTAAAAATAATAATAATAAAAGAGTTATTAAAGAAATGACTGATAGGTCTATCCAAGAAGGGCCTATCATTTTTCATGCCATATTACAAAAAAGTGGCGTTGAAAATAGAAACGGTAGAGTATATCCAGATAATATTTTAAAAAGAGAAGTAGACAACTACCAAAAATTAATAGATAAGGGAAGTGCCTTATCAGAGTTAAATCACCCAGAATCGTCTTTAGTAGATTTAGAAAGAAGTTCACATCGTGTATTAGAAACTTGGTGGGACGGTAACATATTAATGGGTAAACTAGAAATCCTAACTTCTCCAGCATACCACCAAACAGGTGTTATTTCGTGTGTTGGAGACATAGCAGCTAATTTATTAAGACATGGTGTAACTCTAGGTATATCATCTAGAGGAGTAGGGTCATTAGAAAGAGAGAACGGTCAAAATGTAGTACAAGATGATTTTGAATTAATTTGTTTTGATTTAGTTTCATCACCGTCAACTCCAGGAGCTTACTTATTTAAAAATGTAGAAGATAAAGAACTTTATGACGAATCTTTAAGTCATGATAAATCACCTGAACAAGTAACAAGTCAAGCTTTGAGTGGTTCATTAAAGTTAATGGATAAGTTGGATAATTTTTTATCAAACTATTAAAAATAATATTTTATTGGTTATTTAAATGGAATAAAAGGGTTTTTCCATTATTGATAATATTTATATAAACAAATAAACACTTGAAAAGCGCGTAATAAAGAAGATATGGCAGATAACAAATCAGTCTTAGAAGAAGCCCTACTAGAGGCACAACAGTTAGAAGAAGCTGTTAAATCTAATGCAAAAGAAATACTTGCAGCTACCATGAAGCAAGAAATTGAGGAGTTAGTTAAAGAATCATTGAATGAACAAGAAGAGGATGACTTTGTCGATGAAGACGAAGTTTCACTTGATTTTGAAGATGATGATGACGAAGAATATGAAGACCAAGAAGAAGAGGAGTTCGTAGCTCCTGAAGGAGAAGAAGAAGCAATGGTATCCATAGGAATGGAAATGGGTACGGATGAACCAGCACTCGACCTAACAAGAGCATCTGACGATGAAGTATTAAAAGTTTTCAAATCTATGGGAGCTGAAGATGGAATCGTTGTCACACAGGATGGTGATACAATTGAGATGGAGGACCAGGAAGCTGGTACTGAATATAAAATTGAGTTAGCCGAGAGCAAATTTAGAAATAATCTTCTAATTAGAGAAGGTTATGATAAAAAAGATTCGATGGATGAAACTTTCGTTGATGCCGTTGATGATTCAGAAATGTATGAAATGGATTATATGGATAAAGAAACTATGGAAGGATATGGTAAAAAACATATGTCTGAAATGGAAAAAGAAAACATGGAAGGATATGGTAAAAAACATATGTCTGAAATGGAAGATGAACCTATTTATGAAATTTCATTAGAAGATGAGATGGCATTAGGTGAAGAAGACATGGATGTTGAAGAGTTGAATGAACTCGAAAAAGAAATGGAAATGGAAGAAGGCCGCAACTGGGGTGGAAACAAGGATGACTATCACAGAGAAATGGGTGCTGACGGACATAGACGCCGAACGGGAGATGTTGGTGGTGGAAAATAT